GTACACTACTACAAGAGACTCCCTTCGTTAAATGCTTTATATAGTGTAATTCCAATTAACTATATTATTGGTTTATCTGATGCAAACCAACCGTACCTTACTTTAGTAGTAAGCGGTGGAACTAATTTATATTTCAGTACAGCCAACTCAATTACTAAATGCTTTAGTTCTTTTGCCGAAGCAGAAGCATATAACCCTACAGTTACAACTAAAATGTATACAGGTAACGAGGTATCTAATTGGTTAAGAGACCAAAATGAAAGATTACTCATTTGGGGTGGACTATATAACCTTGGTGCATACTTAGTTGATGATGTTATGGAAAAAAGATATCAAGTTAAATTTATTGAAAATATTAATTCATTAAATAAAGAAGAAAAATGGAGACGTAGCTTAGGTGGAAACGTTCAAATGAACTTTAATACTGGCGGCTTAATCTAAGGAGATACTATGGCATATGAACAACAACCTGGCTCCACTGGCAATATTTCTGCTGGTGGCCAATATGATGACTTAGACTCAGTTGACTCTATAAGCTACAGTAATTTGGCTGCTGAATATGCAGGTGAAGCTGCTCAGAGTGCTGCTAATGCAAATACATCCGCTACTAATGCCGCCAATAGTGCTACTGCTGCTGCTAACTCAGCTACGTCTGCAGCAAGTAGTGCGGCTAGCGTATCTGCCGATGTAGCTACTGCTACTCAAAAGGCAAATGAAGCTTCTGCTAGTGCTTCAGCAGCTGCAACCTCAGCTACTAACGCAAGTAACTCAGCTACATCCGCTGCAAGCTCAGCTACTACAGCTACATCTCAAGCAACTATTGCTACCAATAAAGCTACTGAAGCGAGTAATTCAGCTGCAAACGCATTAACCTCTGCAAACACAGCAACAACTAAAGCAAGTGAAGCAGCTTCTTCCGCTACATCCGCTAGCAATTCTGCTTCTAGTGCTACTAGCAGCGCATCAGCCGCAAGTACTTCTGCGACAAATGCAGCTAACTCAGCTACTGCTGCAGCAACAAGTGCCTCTAATGCTTCTACTTCTGCTACATCAGCAGCATCAAGTGCTACTAATGCTTCTTTAAGTAAGGATGCTGCCGCAATTAGCGCTAGCACAGCAGCAACTAAAGCAACTGAAGCCGCAACAAGTGCTACTAACGCCTCTACTTCTGCAACTACTGCAACTACACAGGCTGGGATTGCAACAACCAAAGCCAATGAAGCGTTTAGTAGTGCAACTTCTGCGTCTACTTCTGCCAGTAATGCGTCTACTTCCGCTGCTTCTGCGTCTGCGTCTGCAGCTACTGCGACAACTAAGGCATCTGAAGCACAAACTAGCGCAACTAATGCAGCTAACTCAGCAATAAATGCTTCAACAAGTGCGAGTTCCGCATCTACTTCCGCAAATACTGCGACAACTAAAGCATCTGAAGCATCTACAAGTGCCTCTAATGCTGCAATAAGCGCAACAAATGCTGCAACATCAGCATCAAATGCGTTAACATCCGCTAATGCTTCTGCCACAAGTGCATCAGCTGCACAATCAGCTGCTGATCAAGCTTTAGCTGCATTTGATAATTTTGATGACAAATATTTAGGTGAAAAGGCATCAGATCCTACTGTGGATAATGATGGTAATCCTTTACAAACAGGTGCCTTGTATTTTAATACATCACTTAATATTATGAAAGTATATACAGGAAGCTTATGGGTATCTGCTTATGCCTCATTAGAAGGTGCTTTACTCGTAGATAATAATCTTTCTGATTTACAAAATGTATTTTCTGCAAGAACTAATTTAGGTTTAGGTACTTCTGCAATTACAGATTCAACTGCATATGCTACTGCCGCACAAGGTGTTCTAGCCGATAATGCAGTTAGTTCTATTACTTCAGAAGATGGTAGTATCCTAATTACTCCAACTGGAACTATTAGAGACCTTAGTGTATTAAATACACAAACTTTAATTAGTCAAGTTCGTAATGAAACTGGAGCTACATTAACTAAGGGTACCATTGTATATATTAGCGGCGCGGCGGGTAATAAAGCTCTCGTATCTAAAGCATTGGCTACCGGGGATGCTACTTCGGCCCAAACTTATGGTATGGTTCAAGCGGATATTCCTAATAACAATAATGGTTATGTAGTTATTACTGGTCTAGTCAGTAATTTAAATACCTCTGCCTTTAGCGAAGGTGCTCAATTATATCTTAGCGGAAGTATTGCTGGGGCTTACACAAGTACAAAACCTTATGCGCCATTACATTTAGTATACGTTGGCGTTGTTACCCGTAGTCATGCTACTCAAGGCACTATTGAAGTTAAAATTCAAAATGGTTATGAGTTAGATGAATTACATGATGTGTCTGCCCAATCCCCAACTTTAGGTCAAACATTAGTATATAACAATGCAACAGGATTATGGGAAAAATCTTTTGCCCCTGTAATTAATGGAACGACTATTGATAATACCGTAATCGGCAACGTCACCCCTAATGCTGGTACATTTACAGAGGTTGCTGTAACTACCGCAGCAGGTGAATCAGCGTTCAACGAGAACGACACCATTACTGGCTGGAACTACTCTGGCAAAAGCTTTTCTGTCTCTGCACAGGAATCAAATCCATGCGGTCTGTTTATCGGTTCTTTTGGCACAAAGATGTACGTCAACGGTACGACAGGAGATGACGTAAACGAGTACACGCTTGGTACTGCTTGGGACATTACCACAGCCACGTTTGTTACTACGTTTTCAACTTCTGCACAAGACTCCGCGCCAAACGATATTTACTTTTCACCAGATGGTTTTACCATGATGATAATGGGAAATGCCAGTGACAGGGTATACCAGTACACGCTTAGCACTGCATGGAGCGTTGCAACTGCTTCTTATACAGGCAATTCATTCAATATTACTACGCAAGAAGCGACTCCAACTGGACTTTGGTTTAAGCCAGATGGCACGGAGATGTATGTTATTGGAACCTCTGCTGATGCGGTTTTTCAATACACATTGTCAACTGCTTGGAACATTTCAACAGCCTTATATGCAGGCAAGACATATAGTTTTGCCGCTCAAGAAACAATTGCTAACCAAGTTAACTTAAGTGCTGATGGCACAAAAATGTGGATTCTTGGGGCGCAGGGTGATGACATCTGGGAATACAGCCTTAGCACTGCATGGGACATAAGCACAGCAACTCCTGTAAACAATTTTTGTATTGGATTCCAAGATGTAACACCAACTGGTTTGTTTATTGACAGCACAGCAGCCAACCATGTTTACATGCTCGGTTCTAGTACGGACACTGTTTTCCAATACAACACCGCTGCCAATTCGCTGAAGCTAGACACAGAAAAGCTGTATGTTGATGGTACCATGTCTGTTAACGGCAACTTTGTTGCTGGCTCAAACGCATATGTTGATGGCACACTGACTGTCCAAGGCTCGGTAAACCTCGGCTCCATAACAACATTTTCAATAACTGCTGGCGGCACTATGCAGCTTGGTACTGGAACTGGCACTGCAACACATACTATTGCTGCTGGCCCAACGACAAGCGGCTCAATCAAAACCATTAACTTTGGTACTTCTGGTTTGTCTGGGTCAACAACTAACATTAATATTGGTTCGAATACCGGCACGACCAACGTAACTGCGAACGGAACGTGGACTTATGGGACTGCAATTGCTGGTTCAATTACAGGTTCTGCTGAGACTCTTACTACAGGCCGGACCATCGGCATGACTGGTGATGTAAATTGGACTAGTGCATCCTTTGATGGAAGCGGTAATGTCACAGGTACATCAACGATTCAACCTTCTGTAATAACCAGCCAGACTGAATTAACATCTGGGCAAGTTGCGAGTACTGATCAAATTTTGATTTATGACGTATCAACAACAGCTTTACGTAAAGCCACGATTGCAAATGCAGCACTGGTAGGTCCTACAGGTGCTACTGGTCCACAGGGTATTCAAGGAGCTACTGGTCCTACCGGACCTACAGGCCCAGTTGGGCCAACAGGTGCTGCATCAACGGTACCCGGTCCCACTGGACCTACTGGACCAACAGGTCCAACTGGTTCTACTGGTTCTCCCGGACCAACTGGACCTACCGGACCTGCCGGACCACCCGGCCCTGTAGCAGGTTCTAATACGCAAGTTATTTACAATAACGCTGGTACTGCTGCTGGTTCTGCAAACTTAACTTTTAACGGTACAAACTTAACAGTTGGTGGTAACGTTATTGCAAACTCCGATGAGTCCCTAAAGACTAATTGGAGAGAGTTACCCGATAACTTTGTTGATTTGTTAGCCCTTGTTAAAAGTGGTACATACGATAGATTAGATTTAAACCTAACACAGGATGGTGTTTCTGCTCAATCATTGCAACCGTTATTACCAAATTCTGTTTTACTAGGTGATAATGGAAAACTAGCTGTTGCTTACGGTAATGCTGCTTTAGTTTCTTGTATTAAACTTGCACAAAGAGTTATTGCTCTTGAACAACAACTTAAGGATAAACAATGAGACAACAGTGGCAACTATGGACAAGTGCCTTAACAAAAGACAAGTGTAACGCTATTAAGGAGCTGTGCGAAACATATCCTGCAGTTGATGGAGCTATCTTTGCAAACAATACTGAAGATACCTCTGTTAGAAGATCTAAAGTAAGATGGATTTACGATTCATCTATCAGCGATCTACTGCATGGATATGCCACTCATGCAAATAGAAATGCCTTTGGTGTTGATATTGATCGACCTTATGAAGTGCAGTATACTGAATATTATTCCGAAAATAAAGGTTTTTACGATTGGCATCATGATGTTGATTGGGAAAACCAAAGACCCTTTGACCGTAAACTTACGGTAATTGTCCAGTTAGATGATCCATCTGAGTATGAAGGTGGTGAGTTTAATTTTAAAACAACATCTAATCCGGACTTCAGACCGCAAGGATCCGTCCTTGTATTCCCATCATATTTAGAACATAGAGTAACCCCTGTCACTTCAGGTTCAAGGCATTCCCTTGTTACTTGGATTGAGGGGCCTCGTTGGAAATAAGGATTTTTAATGTCAACACTACAACACACTACCGAAACGGGAGTTAGCATGGCTACCAAAGCTGCTGCACCCGTAACCGTTTCAATAGCCACTGTTGCAGGCTACCAAGTATCTGAAGTTCTTCTTTGGGCTACTTTAATTTATACTATTTTAATGATTGGTCATAAGTTATATTCAATCTATAAAGATGTAACTAAAAATAATTAATTACAAAGGGGGCTACTGTGATTGAACGTATGAAGGTAGCTTCTCTTTCTCTTTCAGCATCTGCATTAGTAAGTATCGCAGTACACGAAGGTTTTAGGTCTGAAGCTTACACACCAGTTAAGGGTGATGTGGCTACCATTGGCTTTGGTACTACTGAGAATGTAAAAATTGGTGACAAAATAACTGTAGAGAGAGCGTTAATTCGATTACTTAGTGATGCAGATAAATTTGAAAAGGCTGTTAAAAGATGTGCAGGAGTTCCTATGCACACCTACGAGTATAATGCTTATGTGTCTTTAACTTATAATATCGGTGAAAATGCTTTTTGTAAATCTACCTTGGTTAGGAAATTAAAAGAATACGATTATGAAGCAGCATGTAAAGAAATTCTTAGATGGGATAAGTTTAAAGGTAACCCATTACCTGGCCTTACAAAACGTAGACAAGAAGAATATAGGATGTGTATTAATGGTTAAATATATTTTACAGTTACTATTTATTTTATTTGTCGGTTATGTATCCTACGATTATGGTTATAAAACGGCATTTGATCGGCAATCAAAATCGTATATTAAACAATTAGAAGATCAACAAACTAAATTTGAAAGATTACAAAAAGAGTTTGTTGCAAATCAACTGGAAAAAGAAAATGAAATCAAAGCTATTAATTCTAAGCATAGTATCATTGTTAGTAGCTTGCGGAACCGCCCCGAAAGAGTTACCATCAAAGAAGTTAATAGTTGCACCTCTATCTGCTCAGGAACAGGAAGCACTGGAGAACAACTATTTAGAGAGGATGCAGAATTTCTTATCGGGGAAGCTTCCAAAGCCGAAATCTTAAAACAATCACTTCTGGCCTGTAGGCGGAACCTAATAGGAAACAACAATGATTGAATACGCAGGTGAAAAGTTCGAGGGCTATAATAAACCTAAGCGAACACCCAGTCATCCTACTAAGTCTCATGCTGTACTTGTTAAAGAAGGTACTAAAGTAAGACTTATCAGGTTTGGTGAGCAGGGTACACAAGGTAGCCCCAAGAAAGAAGGCGAATCCGAGTCATACCGTAATCGCAGAGAGTCATTCAAAGCGAGACATGCTAAGGATATTGCTAAGGGACCATTAAGCGCAGCTTACTGGGCAAACAAAGTTAAATGGTAATCTGTAGTTAAGGATTATAAATTGAAAAGAGTACATAAGCAGCGTAGCGAACGAATCCAACGTGATGAACGTTCCTTTCATATTCAACCTAAAACGGAAAATCAACGTCTATTGTTAGACGCTATTCATGAATTCCCTATTACCGTCACTCTAGGCGCTGCTGGTGTCGGTAAAACTTATTGTGCTGCTTCTAAAGTAGCTCAATTATATTTAACAGGTAAGTATGATCATATTATTCTTACCCGTAGTAACGTACCAACAGGTAGATCTTTAGGTTTCTTTCCTGGTGATATTAATGAAAAACTAACCCCTTGGTTATTGCCATTAATTAGTGTACTAGAAAAACAACTAGGCAAAACTAAATACGATTATATTTTAGAAAAGAATATTCTTCAATTGCAGCCTCTTGAAACTATTAGAGGTAGATCATTTGAAAATTCTTTAGTGCTAGTTGATGAATGCCAAAACCTTACAATCGAAGAATTAAAAGCTATTACAACCCGATTAGGTGAAAACTCTAAGATGATTCTTATGGGTGATGCTACTCAGTCAGATATTGATAATGGGTCTAATATTATTAAGTTTTGTAAAATCTGTGAGAAACATAATATTGAAATCCCTATTGTAAAGTTTACAGTAGACGATATCGTAAGGTCAGATATTGTTGGTCAATTAGTAAGAGCCTTTATTAAAGAAAAGATTTAATATGGAGATCGTATATGTCAGAACAAATTAAACAATTAGGTTCCGGTGGTTTAAACACAGATGCACCTCAAATGATCGTACCGCCAAACACCTTTACAGATGTTCTTAATGTACGATTTTTTGATGATTCTGTTCAAACAATTACCGGAGAAACTACTGGTAGGGTAGTAAGTATTGCGCCCGACTTTGGTGTGCATTGGAGAAGACCAGATCAAGGATATAATATCTTTGCTAAGAATGGTAACTTTATTCGTATAGATTCCGCTGGTAATCAGTCAAGTATGTTCAGTTCATCTGCTACTGAATATGCAAACAGTGACTGGCAATTTACTTATTTTAATGGTGGGTATGCTGTTGTATTTAACAATGGTAAATCAACCCCATTATATTGTTTGTTCGGTAGTGTTAACGCAAGCAATGCATTACAACCACTACCAAACTGGAATTACACCGCAGGACTAACAGTAACTGCCAAAGTAATTCGTGCATTGAACTATTCACTAGTAGCTGGTAATTTAACTATTAGTTCTGGTGGTACGATTACTTATGCACCCGGTACTATCAGAGTGTCTGTACAAGCACCTACTGGTGGTATTCCACAAACATGGCAACCCGGTTTAACTACTGATACTGCTGATGAGTTTGAATTATCTTCAACTTCACCTGTAT